ACCTACGCCAGCATCTGCTATGCCTTTGCTTTGGCTAACTTGCATTGGTGTAAATAGTGGTATGCCAGTAAGTTGTTCTACTTTACGGTTAAGTTCATTAAGACCACCTAAAGTTTTTTCTTCCCTAGTTTCGTTTTGTTCGTCTAGGCTTTTGCCTATTTCTCTAACTGTAAATGAGTTAAATTCCATCTGCAGGCTTTGCATGTCACTAATGTAGTCTTTGTACTTCATCTTGTTTTTTAGTAATACGTTGTCAAACTCTTGATAAGCATCTGTAATACCAACAATGCTTTGTTCTATTTCTTTGCCTGACTTTTGAAATGTTAGTGCCATTTTTGGTATTTCTACGTTTACACCTTTTACACCACTAAGCAAACGATTAAACATACCTATAGCACCATTACCTATTGCCTTAAAACCATCTAGTACAGTTGCAAACTTTTGAAAGTGTGAAATTATCATTAAGACTGCTGCTGTTGTTGCTACTATTGCTGTAGCAACTCCTCCTATTACAAGTATTACAGGTAACGCTACAAATGATAGTGCACCTATTACTACTGATAATGCTGCTATTGCTATTGATGCTGTTACGACTTTTTCACCAGCACTGCCTGTGCTGTCAATAAATTTTGCAAGGTCGCCAATAATACCACTTAAACCTCTACTTACATCTGTCATAGTTGGTGCTGCAAGTTCACCAAATGCAAGTTTTAGACCAATTTGTGACTTTGCTAGTTCGTCAAAAGCATCTGCCAAATCTTCTGCTTTTACTGCAGCTTCTCTGTCAAAGACAATACCTAGCCTTCTAGCTTCCTCCATTGTGTCACGCATTGCTTCTTCTGTACCTCTAATAACTGGTAATAGATTTCTACCTGCTTTACCAAGAACCATCATAGCAACTTCTGCTTGTGTGTTCTCGTCAGACATGTTTCTTAACATATTAATCATGTCAAGCAACGCTTCTTGCATAGGTTTGTCTAATAGTTTTTGCACATCACTTGTTGTAAGACCCATAAGTTGCATAGCATCTGTTGCTTTAGCAGTACCTAGTGCAAAATCTTTTTGCAAAAATGTGTTAAATTTCATAAACACAGTTTCTAAATCACCTGCACTACCACCACCTTGTTCTATAACGTGTATAAACTCACTAACAAATTCATGTGCTACACCTGTCCTAGCAGATATTTTACCTATCTGGTCACCTAAGTCAGCATACTCTTTAACAGCATCCGTTAAACCTGCACCAACAGCAGCACCTAAAGCTATAAATGCGACCTTTGCTTTAGTGCCAAATTTACCAATATTGCTTTCTGCTTCATTTAAACCTTTGTTAAAATCTTGATTATCTGTTTTTAACTCTAAGGTTGCTTGTCCTAAATCTGCCATTATACTTCTTTAATACCTATGCCCATCATGTTTAATTGTAATCTTCTCATTTCTGCGTTTTTCTTTTTATTTTTAGTTGTTGTTTTTTGTATTTCTTCTGTCTGTCTTTGTAAGTCTCTTATATATTTTTGCCTAGCATCATCTTTTACATTTTCGTTTGTCATTAAGACATCCATAAAACGCATCTGTCTTTCTTCGCTAATAATCTTAGGCATTTCTGAAACATATAAGTTTATTAAATCTACTGACATATCTAGCCATTTGCTTGCATGCCCTCCATAGTACCTTGTAAGTCTCGGGATGATTGCCCAGTGTTTTCTTGCTTCGTACCGACCTCCTTCGGTACTGTTTCTAAAAAATGGTTAATCACTGCTAGTTTATTCATAGCGTTTAAGCGTTGTAATACCTCTTTAGGCACGCTTACCAGTATAAGTGTTACTAGACCTTCCATTGTGTCAGACAACGCATCTATTTCGTTATCTTTTAAAGTTGCTATATCTTTGTCTGTTAAGTTTTTATATTTATCAGTAAAGTTTTGTATTTTTAAATAATCGCCAAATGCAAGTGCACTGTACGATTTCATTTCGTAATCTTTGCCGTCTATCTTTATAGGTAGATTGCTTTGTTCTGTTGTTGTTATGTCTAACATGGCTATAACTCCTTATTGTTTTTGCCTATTATTTTTGTTGCTATGCCAAATTCGGTGCGTAGAACCTCTGCCTGTTCCATCAGGGTTCTGGCTCTACGCCTATGATATCTTTCTTGTCGCTTATGCTGTTTAGCTTCTTGCGTTAGTATTTCTATCAAATCCGAATCAGTCATTATTTTATCCAGTTGGTTCTGCACTTTGGAATCTAAACTCACCAAACTGCTGATTTGCTGTTGCTGATGTATCTTGTAATGCTCTAAATGTCATTTGTACACCTGCTACATCACCTCTTTGCAAAATTACTTCTGGGTCATTAGACATATAACATTTTTTAATGTTTAAATGTGAATGACCTGTTGCTAATTCTGGTGAATTGCCAAAGGCTACAAGCAAGTTCCATAACTTTGCTTCGCCAGATTCGTCACCGATAAATAGTTTCTTGTAACCACCTGTGCTTGAACCAGCAGCAACAGTAGTTGTTGTACTGTATTTGTTTGCCCCTGCAAAGATTGTTGCGTTACCGTTTGCACTTAGGTCGTGAATTGTAAATTCCACTTCAAAAGTTTCTGTATCTATTAGTGCTTTTACTGGTCCTGTTGTACCATCTGTTCTTATTTCGTTAAATGTAGTCAATTTTCTAATTGCTACACCACCTGTGCCAATGTCCTCTTTACCTGCTTGACCTAATTTGAAGCCACCTGACCATGATAATCCGTCAGGGTCTCCGTCTATTTCTGGTAATGTTGCACCAGCACCATAGGGTGCTAGGTAAACACTACATGGTCCAGTCAAGAATGTTATTGGTGCATTTGCCATAATCTTTCTCCTTTATGAACTAAGGTTTACTGTATTGTATTTTAGAAGATATGGTGATTGTACATATGCAAAATCTAAGTCAGGGTCACGCAATGACAAAGGTGCTGTTTCTTGAAACACGCTGTATATGTAAGTGTTACCACTTGCTTCTCCGTTTAAATCACTTAAAGCTGTATCTGTTGTAATGTGCAAATCCATAGCCTGTTTAGGTGATTCGCCATAGCATCTAATGTCAACTCTTACTTCTCTTAAAGTGGTTGCTTCTATGTGACCAAGAACGCCACCTGCAGAAGATACAACTAAACAACGTCTAGGCATGTTGCTTACTTCACTTCTTGGTAGTTCTTGACCAAATATTCTTGTTGATGTTAAGTCAGTAATAGCAGACTTAGTTTTTAAGTGTGCTATTATTGCTGTTATAGGGTCTTGGTCTCTACTCATAATCTGCAAAATCCTTAATCCTATTTTCTAATTGTCGGTAAAATCTGTCAGCACTTGGTCTTAGATAAGGTTGTGCAGATTGGTTTATAGTTCCAAACTCTACAAATATTGCATAGTTTACTGCTCTGCTTCCCCACCTACCTATAATGCTGTTACCGTCTTGTTCTGCAAAATCTTGTATCTGTATGCTGTTGTGTAATGTACCTGTGTCGTATGGCACTATGTCTTTACTATGTGATACACAATCTACCATAGTTTTATTTATGCCCATCTTTACAGCTTCTACGTTTTTGCCGATTATCTTTTTCTTATCAAAGTTTGTATTAAAGTCACTATCTAACATTAGTTCTGTGCTACCTTCCTTAATGTAAGAACTTTATGTGTAGGTCTAGTTAGTACACCTATAATTTCAAATGTACCACTAACTACGCTTGTTCCTTGACCTTTATGTACAATACTGTCAATTCTATCTTCTTGATTAAAGTTTTGTGCAAAGGGTAAAAGCAATTTGCTTACCGTTACTACGCCTTGCACTTCGTTAAATATTTCGTTGTTGCTTTCTTCGTAGTATCTACATGCAACACCTGATGCTCTTACTGCACCACTAAAACTACTGTTATGTCCGTAAGCATCTGCTGTAGTAGTGTCATCTTCTACAATACGGCACTCATGTGTCATTTTATTAATTGCTATCTGTCTAACTGCCATTATGCGAAGCTAAATCCTCCTGTACCTAGCATTGTATTAAACAGGTTTTCTCTTTCTGCAAAATATTCTGGACTAGATACACTGACTTCGCCTACAGATGTAGAGTTAGTAGCATCATATTGTAATGCAAGTTTTACTAAGTTGATTAAAAGAACTCTACGCCTTGCTCTGTCGTCATAGGGTGCGTAAGTGACTGTTACATAGTCTTGCCAGTGTGAAGCACTGTTATCGCCAGTAGATAGCCGTCTTAAACGTCTGTTGTCAAATACTTCGTAATCATTAACACTAAGTGTTGTGCTTGTCTCGCCAAATTCATCTATTTCTTTTTCTACTACGCTTGTTATTGATGCGACTTCTCTTGATAGATATACAAAGGTCTGACCATGTACGTCAAAAAATCTTTCTACTTGTGAAGCTGCTGTACTATCATCTGATGCGTGTGCACCAAATCTTTTAGTCATTTCTTCTTCTTCTCCGTCTAATAGTCTTTGTAAAGAAGCTGTTGCCATATCTGTTTCTACATGCGTTAGCATTTCTGTAGTTGTAAGTAGTGTTGCTACATATTCTGTTGGCATTTATCTTCTCCTTCGTCTATTAGTAGATGTTCTCCTGCCTGTATTTCTTCTTCTAGTGGTAGACGTATTTCTACGCCCACCACCAGAACTTCCGTATTTGCTTTTAGGCACTTTTTGGACCTTTTACTGATTTATCTTCAGTCTTTGGCTTTGCCTTTTTAGTAACCTTCTTAACTTCTTTAGGAGGTATGTTGATAGTTTTTTCTTTTTCTACAGGTTCTTCAGTTTCTGTAACAACAGTTGTGCTGTTACCTAAACCATATTTTGTTGCTGTATCTAAATCTAAACTACCACCTTCTGCAACTAATAAAGATACACCTTTAGTGTCATCATCAGTCGCCTTACCTTCTTTGTCTAGGTATATTCTTTTATCTGATATGTAATCTGACATGAATACTCCTAGTCTAAACCTAAGTAAATTAATTGGTTGTCTGATTCAACTGCTGTAACTCCAAGTGCAGTACCTATTGGTTCTGTGTCTTGGTTGGCAGATGTATCAAATAAGTCTGCACCACCACTTTCTGCTGATGCTTGACTTACTTTCATACCATCACCTACTACACCAGTTGCTGCACCTGCTAACACTGTAGCAATACCATTAGTCTGTATCCATGTGTAGTAATTTGCTGTAACTGGTGCTGTTGATACACCTAAAGGTCTACCAATTCTTGTACCGTCACCGTCAATTATTGCTACATTAAAGTACGGGTTGTAAACAAGACCAACTAAAGATGTTGTCTCTAGTTGTGTCTTAGTTACTTCGTTATCTAATGTAAACACACATGTTGCATCAGCAGAAGCATCATGAGCAGGATGAGATAGTATTCTGTATACTTCACCTTGCCCAGCACCATCATTGATGTAAATGTAACCGTTTGCGTATTGATTAAGTGTTAAGTCTGTTGTAGGAACTTCTAAACTTATTGTAGAACTTCCTGCTGCAGTTTGTGCAGTTACAGGTACATCCATATCGTGTGCTGCTACCATAGCTTCACCTTCTACGATTTGACCACCTGTTGTAATTGCTGCTGAACTGTTTTTAGCATATCGGAACTTTCTACCGTCAGGTAAAATGCCGACTGTGCCAAGTGCTAACTCTTGTGCTGCCGTTTCTATTTTCTCATCACCAAAGTTTAAGTTTACTGAAAAACCAGCACCTGAACCTTTGATAGAGTTAATTTCGGTAGTTTTAAGAACTGCCATATTTTTTACCTCCTATCGGTTATATGCCTGTTACAGTACAGAAAGCTGTTGCTCTGTAAACTGCCAATGCTGCTCGCATATCTGCTCTAATAGCCAACTTGCCTTTAATAAAGAAGTCGCTGTGTGAGTTAGATACTTGTACGTTAATTCCTTGCCTAGTAAATAACTGGCTAAATGTCCTAAACGCACCAACAAGTGCAGTGTTTTCAGTTTCTGCTGTAGTTTGTACAACTGGTAATCCCCAAATTCTGTCTGGTCCTGCATCTGCTGGGTTACCCCAAATGTATAGACCGTCAGAAGTTTGTAGCAATCTTATAGACTGCCAATCATTAGGGTGCATAACCACTGTATCTGGGTCAGCAGCACCTGTTGTTCTTACGCTTGTAATTGCTTTGTATATTGCATCTGGTGTTGAATCACTACCCTTTGCTTGTGTAGAAATACCAGATGTGTTCAATACACCTCTAAGGTTTGGTGGTGTTCCGTTACCTGCTAATAATTGCTGGTCTAACCTTTGCTGAAGCATGAAAGTCAATCTGCCATCTAAGTAAGATGATACTTGACCTACATCTGCTAACTGTTCGTCAGTAGTAGGAATAAATACTGCTACTTTCCTTACAGTGCTTGTAGTTTCAGTTAGTGCTAATGCACCTTCACCGTACTGTGCTGCTTCTGCTGCTTCTGCAGCGTTGTTAGTAAACGTACTTTCTACCATGTATACAACTGCCGATTGGTTAGTAGTACCTGATGGTATAATGTCTGCCACTCTTAGTGGGTATTGTGCTGATTCTACAACTAAACCAGTTCTGCTAGTTTCAGGTGCAAAACCTGCTGACGTTGTAAAGTCAGTCTTGTAAATGTATTGTGGGTCAATGTTAATAGTGCTTTCTACACCATTACCACTTAAACCTGTTTTGTAAGCATCAGTTTCTACGAACTTTTGCCCAAATGTTTTTGCTTCTACGATTGGTTGGTCAGAATGTACTACAGGTTCTTTTACGATACCTTTTTTTTCGGCTTCGTAATTTAGTGTAGCTTCTCTAACTTTAGCAACTTCTTCTAAACCGTCATGCTCTGATTGCAGAGAATTTAGTTCAGTGTCTGTCTTTTTAATCCAATCAACTTTTGTAGCAGAATCACCTTCTATGTGCTTTACCTTGCCCATATCAAAGTTGTCACCAGCTTCGTCAAGAACAGTTTTTAATTCTCCTCTTAAATAGTCAATTCTACCTTTTAACTCTTTAGCGTTAGCCATTAAAAGTCTCCTTATTATTTTGTATTGGTTTTGTAAAAACGCCCTGCAACTTGTCGCAAGACTTGTCCGTACTCATCAGTGCTATCTGACTTAGATACTGCTGTTATAGTGTCAATACATTTCTGTAGTTCATCTACAACATCTAGTAATGCTTCGTTAGATGTTTCACCTATTGTACGGTTGTCTTTTGCTCTTAATTCTGCAAGAGAATTAGCACGTTCCACCAAAGAAGATACAACGTCAAGAGTTGACTTGCATTGGTCGGCAAAAGATTGTTGCCTAGATTTGACTGCTAATGTTTCTGTGTGAGCATTAGCACCTCTTAATACAGGGGATACTTCAAAGATATCTACTTTGGTAATCTCCCTAGTTTTTAAGCCTTCGTAATTTTCTGGGTTGCCGTCTTTAGTCTCTAAGGCTTTAAATCCCCACGACCATTCTTGGTCCGTACCCATGTTCTTTACAATTTTATATGCTTCGTTACCACTGTCGGTATCTGTAAAGAATTTGCCTTTAAATATTGCTTTGTTGTCATCAACTGTAACTGTACCCTTGCCTACAGGCTTAGACCAATCGTGTGCCCACGCCATTGTTACTTTTGTGTCATTTGGAATTGCACCTGACTTAACTACGTCACCGTCATAATCCCTTACGTTAAAAACGCTAAAGATTGCTTCTACAGTGCCAGCTTCGTCTCCATCTACTTTAAATTCAATGTTGCTTAGTGTCTTTTTTTCTAGCATATAATACTCCTTAATACCTTTACGGCACACAAGGTAAAAGGTGCACTATTATTATTAGAACATACAAAACAAGGGTAGGTCAAGCATTACGAATTAGCTTGACCCACCCTCTATGCTAGGCAAACGCCAATCTTCCTAGCACTACAGTCTTGGAAGTTTATATACTAGCCAAGTATTCGTTGTGTCGTCTAGATGCAATGTGCATGTCAACGTCTTGTACTGTAAAAGTTTCCATAATCATGTGGTCACGTTGTAAGTACCATTGGTTAAAGTTATCAAAACCATTTGTATCATTATCAAAACCTAGTAGTTCTCTTAAAGTTTTTAATGCTAGGTCAGGGTGAGTTGCTACTAGCTTAGTGTAAGCATTAATTGCAATTTTTTCTAAGTCAAGCAATTCCTCAAACAAGTTGTCATTTTGTT